TATCTTGTTTTTTTACTTCTGGGAGCGCCATTTTATGCCTGTAAGTTTTGAAGTCTGACGTTGATGGGTACTTCACCACCAGATGGTGTTATTGTCGATGGTGTTGGTTGTGGCATAGGACCTGGTGATGGACCAGCTAAAGAACTAATTTGTTGACCAGGACTACGCATTTGTGCTTGATCTGCTACTTCAGTAGTTGCTCCAGCTTGTGATAGTTGTGGACCGGTACTTGGTGTTCCAGGGACTTGTTGTGCTTGTTGTGTAGCATCCCCGCCACCACTACGAATCATAGCTACAATTGTAGGACCACGATTACCTACTTGTCTAAACCATGCACTGTTTTGCATCTCATTAGCAAAAGTCTGCATATCACCTTTAGCTAAAGCTGCAGATGCAGCTGGAAACTTTCTAAACCATGCTGGTCCCATGTTAAACGTTAAATCTATCACCGCAGCCTGACCGTTTGAGTTTAATTTCTCAAACCCTGGTATCCTTTGTGCAGCTGCTTTATGTTCAGCGTAATCTTTTGCAAATAGTTGATCTATTTCCTGTGGTGTGAATTTTCTATTCCACTCACGTGGCAGTGTTGGTCCTATCATATGACCAACACCGACTGTCCATAGCCCGACTGAGTCTTTATAGGGCGTGTCTCTAACGCCCTCATGTTTCTTAATCATAGCCATGATAGAAGCGTCGTCTCCAGACGGCATCGATACTTGTCCACCCTGTGGAGTCATACCTTGTGGCTGTGCACCCGGTGTCATGGGTGAAGCAGACATGGGTGTTACACTCGGCATCTGTGGTGCTACTGATCTAGGGGTATAACCACCCGACGATCCCATGCTACCCGCTAGACCCATTGGTTGTGACGAATAACTTCTTTGACCACCACTAGCAGCTTGTGATAATGATTGCACAACTGATTGTAAAGAGCTGAAAGCTGGTGGCATTGATGGACCTGGAGATACCATACTTTGTCCCGTACCAGCGGGCGCGGGAGTCATGCTAGAAACATTTGTAGTCAGATCATCACCACCAGAAAAACTAGGTTGCATACTTGGTCTTTTAAAACCATTGAGTATATCTGATAGCGTGAAGTCTAATTCATCAACATCAAAAACCAAGTTTTGGCTTACTAGTTCTATCTCTGAAAATACTTTCTTTGATAGAAAAGTACTGACTATCTCGTTTTCAGCAATACGCTCAGCATCTCTGTCTTCAGACATTTGAGATGCTTGTGAAGCCATGTATTCAGACAGACTTAATTTATCTGCATCGCCGACTTGGTTTTCTAACATTACCTACCTATACTCTGTATTTTTTCTTGACCTCTTGACCAAGCAGCTACACCAAGTATTGCACCAAATGCCATGTGAATTAGTCCACCATTGCTGAGTGTCAGACTGAGCCATGGTGAATAAGTTATGTTGAAACCGAATGCTTTAGCTATTACTGGCAAAAACATAGTCATTAATGGAAAGATTATAAAATCAAATGCACAGATAACCATATAGAGCCAGCCCATGGCTGGTCTCCAATAACTTCTGACCCATGATTCATCTTGTTTTTTTAAATTATACTCAGCAATTAATTTTTCTACTTCAGTATTAACAGAACTTTTTTGTTGACTATTACTTGAAGTATTGGTATAATCAGATTGAGGAAAACGTGATGAGTTATTAGGTAATGGATCTGGTCCATTGTCATCGTCATCCGTCGGTCTAGCTGGCATGTCTATTCCTTTGCTCTTCAAGTTCCTTAAGGAATTGCAGCAGCATCTCAACAAACATGTCACGTTCAAATGGTATTAAATTCTCAACATCTGCAACAGAATATTTATGGTGCTGAACCAAAGCAAACATGGAGATGTAGTAGTTCTCCAGTGTGTTATGGTTCAGCCCAACGTAAAAAAATCTGTTAGGCTTGTCAGTTCTATGACTCTATCCTTTCCATTTGAGTTTCTATACTCGAGTCGGTGATAGAGTTTTGGTACGTTCGTCATGAACTTTTGGATCTGATTGAAAGTGGCTACACCACAGTCGTCAAGAAATGACTCCAAGTCTTCTTTTGTGTAGTCGCTGGCTTGGTATACGTCATCAGAGCTATAGATCTTGTCTATGCAGCGTAGTACTAACTCGTAGTAAGCGTCGTCACCTGCTCTGAAGTAGCTACGATCATCAAATATAGACGCTGATGGGTACTTCATTACTATACCCATGTCATTAGTGATCTTAATGACTGACTCAACGTTTTCTGGAAACTTTACTTCGACTGATGATAAGTCTATCTCAAAGTCGTAGACTTTCTGGTCATCGTTGTCCCTGTAAGATACTCTTACTACGTTGTCTACTGACACGGAGCGTAACTTGAGGAACAAGTACTCCAGGTCAAATAGAGTCAGTTTATCTACATCGAACTTTTCATCGATAGCACAGTTATTCACGACTTGTTTGATGGCTCTGAGGATATCTGCTCTATCATCAGAACTCTTAGCCATGAGTAGTATCTTTTCTTCTTTCACCAAGAATGGTCTAAAGTTTGTTGTAACTTTAGTAGATGGCACCGTAAATTCAAAGATTGGATGTTGTATCTTTGGTAGCATGATTTAAGAACTCCTTCAAGTCACTTTTATTATGGTAGTATTATTGGTCTTTTTTTAGTTGGAATTTCTGCAGGTGGTGTAGTGGAAATTGGTGGTGTTATTGGCAATGAAGGACTAAATTCTCCTGGAAGACTTTCCAATATACCATTACGTTCTTTTTGTTCTCTATACGTATCTGTTTCACGAGATTGTGAAACAACTTCTTCTGTGCACGGAATTGGATTTCTCCATTCTGTAAATGCAAACTCTACTTTAACCTTGACTAATGTGTTAGTTTCAGCCCATGATAATGGACTTACACTCAAATTTACTGGAAACGCATCTAGTATATCAATGATGTTTCCTATTTTTGCGTCATCAGTATACTGTATTACTTGAATTATTGTTGCTATATCATCTTTATATTGAGTAACATAAACATATGGTGTTATGCCATATAATGGTCTATCAAAAGCAAATATAGAATTCATCCAATGCAGCATACAACGTTGTATCATACCATCTTCTACTTCTAAAAATGATATAGATACTGATTCTGGATAAGATACATTAGTAGCAAATCTTTGTTTTGGACCTATACCATATCTATTAACAGATGTTAAATCTAAACTGATTGATGGTAAGTCTATTTGTTCAGCTCTAAATCTTATAATGCTATTTGACATACCACCCAATGATAACAGAATAGATGGTGGAGTTATATTAATGTCAAACTTGCTAGTCTTTAGTGTGCCATAAGTATTGATGTTAGTTGAGAATCGATTTATATCAAAAGCCATCAGTCAACCATCTCCCTACTATTCTTCCAGACCAATTCTTTTGTTGATTTTTTGAATCTCTCAGTCGGAAGCATGAGAGCAGCATCCCAATATGTAGGTTCTATCTTTAGAAATGAAGAACCAACATGACTAAATAAATATCGTTTCAAACACGGCTTAAAGTATCTAAACTTGCTGTAACCATTAAGCAACTCATATGATACTTTGAGTTGTGTAGTAGCATCATACTTTTTGTTGTTCACAGTAGAATATAACTTATCCATTAACACCGCCCTCAAGTAGGGAGGTAAGTAATGAAGATTTAGCCCCATGAACCCGTCATTTTTTAAACCAATGGGTATGACCAAAGGAAAAATGTCGTAGAACGGCAACTTATCTTTTAATTTTGGGTCATAGAAAAACATAAACATTGAACCTATAGACTTTTCATCTATAGTGCTTTCAGAGTTCTTTTTGTCACGCATCATCAGATTTGAGTTTACACTAGCTACTTCTTGTGCTGCATTCCTGAACCAAGTTCTTGCATCTCTCTGTCTTATAGTAGTATCAATACCCTCTAACTTACCACGTTGTGCTAATCTTTGAAAGATATATGAGGTCATGATTTTTTACCAAAAATTTCTTCTTCCGTCATAATCATAAAGCGCCATCCACGATCAGCACAAAATTCTTCAGCTGCTTTCCATTTATTTTGATTCACACCATATGTGAATACTTCGTTAATGTATTTCTTTGTCACTTTGCTTGGTCTCTTTGGTTCTTTAGTCTGGGATTTTGGCTTGACTTCGATCATCACGGTCTCAGTCTTTCCTTCTTTGTTCTTTATATTTATTAAAAAGTCAGGGAAGTAACGGTGAATCTTATTATCTACCGGTGAACGATATGGTATGATTTTTTCTTCTGATGACCACCATATCACGTCTTCATGCATATCAAAATAAGACATAAGACGTAATTCCCACCCAGATCGATAAACTATTTGTGTGGCATCACCTTTATATTTTGTAGGATTCTTTGGCTTGAAGAAACCTTGTTTGAAAGCCATCTTTCACCATTTGTATAAATATAATAAAGCTATTTATAAGGACAAACAATGTTAAGACCTACAAACGTTCCTGGTGCTTTTACGGCTGGGTTAGGAAGAGGTTTTATTAGAGGCATTGAAGGTGCACTTAATAATCTAACCGCATTTAATGCAGCAAGATTAGGCTTACAGCTAGGTGGGCAAGCTATAGTACCAGTTTTAAGAGCAGGGGCTGGGGCTGCTGTACTTGGCGGCGCTGCAGCATTATCTAATGCTCATATAAGAAATCGATATGCAGAACAATTTCAAGATGTTTTAACATTTCCTAAAGATTTAACACAACAACATTTTATGTCTTTTAGGTTTGTTAAGTATGTAAAAAGAAATATAAATGATCGTAAAACAATAGAAGATAAAAAATTTATAGCATTACCAATACCAAATAATTTAATAGATAATGTATCAGTATCTTATGACACTACACAACTTGGTCCGGTGTTGGGTGGATTCACTGAAGCCGCTACGGGTGGTGGATTGAATCCTATAGTAGATGCTGGAGCTGCATTTGGTTTGCAAGCTTTAGCAGATTTTGCTGGCAAATTGAGCATAGGTGGTCAAAACGTTTTTGGTTCAGGTTCAAAACTTTTAGATGCAGGAAGTGCTATATCAGGTGTAGCAATAAATCCTTTCTTGACAGTTGTTTTTAAAAATCCTAAATTTAAAAAACATAGTTTTACATGGAGACTTATACCAAGAAATAAAGAAGAATCAGATGAAATACAAAAAATAATACAAGCAATTAAGTATCATATGTCGCCAGGGTTATTAACACAATCTGGTGTCTTTTTTACTTATCCTGAAATGGTTTTAATTAAATTACATCCAAATGATGATTACACATACAAGTTTAAACCTTGTGTATTAGAAACTTTTGATGTAAACTATGCACCGGCTGGTGCACCATCATTTTATTGGTACAATGGTGCACCAACAGCAGTAGAAATTAAAATGTCTCTTCAAGAAATTGAATACTTTACTAAATTAGATTATCTTGATCAGCCTTTCATGGATCAAATGAGCGGAAATATAGTAGGTGCTGCTTTGACTGGTGTAGCTGGTGCACCTGCTGATATATTTGCTAGAGGATTAGCTCAATTACCACAATTTTCTGCTCTTCAAAACTTGCCGTTTGGATTAGATCCGATAGGTCGTGTGTTAGGTGGTGGTCAATAATGGCAGACAGATACTTTGAAAAATTTCAAATAATTAGTTACGCAAATACAGCCGTAGTTAATTTGACACAAAGAGCTACGGTTCTTAACAGTGTTTACAATAACCCTAATCTTTATTATTTGTATGAAATAGAACAATATGAACGTCCAGATCTTTTAGCAGAAGACTATTATCAAGATCCACACTCATCGTGGGTCTTATACTTATCTAATAGAGTCATAGATCCTTACTATGACTGGAATGTAGATCAAGACACTTTTATGAATTTCATCTTAAAGAAGTATGGCACTCTAGATAGAGCTACTACAAAAGTAAAACATTATAGAAACAATTGGTATAACAATCAAGAACAGATAACAGTTTCTGCTTATAATAGTTTGAATCAAGCTTTGAAACAATACTATGAACCAGTTTATCTAGATGATTTGAAAGATACTATACCAACTGCATATAAAAGAAGACGTATAGACTGGAAATACAATACAAATTCTGTAGCTAGATATGCTGTAGCTAATGGTTCTTTTTTTACTAGTGATGAGATCGTTAACATCACATTTGATGCTAATAATACTGGCAAAGGTCAAGTAAGTTTTGCTAACTCTACTTTTGTGGTGTTACAACACTTGAGTGGCGTTACTACAACGGGAACAATAACTGGTAATAGTTATCTTTATGGCACAGAGAGTAGAGCGAATACTGTATTCACAGCTGCTAACTCTGTAGCTAATAACATTAGCTCAATTGAAACTACTTACTGGTCACCAGTAACTTATTATGAGTATGAAAATGAAATAAACACAAACAACAGGTCTATCCGTATCATGGATAAGAAATACGCAGCACAAGTCTCAAAAGAATTAAAAAAGTTATTGAAGTGACATGACAGACAGCTATCAATCTGGTGATTTTACAATTGAGAG